TGCGTAATGCTATATCGAATATGATACTTTTAAATTTATCAGGAATTAGATTTAGAGATTTACGCAAAAGATTTTTTCAAGCTTTGGATGATATAAGAAATAATGGAGTTTATACTCAGATAGCTAAAAAATATGGAGTTGTTAATTCAACATTTTCTAAACAAGAAATGATTGAAATTAACAAAGCATATTTAAAAGCTAAAGCAAAAGCTACAGGAAATGTAATTGACCAAATAAAATATATAAGTGGTGCAATAGGAGATTTTGCATCTAATGCTTATCAAAAAATGGAAATTATTGGTAAGACAATGAAGATTATAGATGATATGGCTAAAGGAGTAGATGAATCTACTGCTGCATTAAATGCACAAAAAACTTTATTTGATTATTCTTTAGTTCCTCAATCTGTAAGATATTTAAGAAATGCTCCTGTTGGTATGCCTTTTGTAACTTATTATTATAAAGTTTTACCTAATCTTTTAGAAACAGCTATAAGATACCCTGAAAGATATGCTCCTTATATTGCTGTGCCTTTAGGTATGCATGCTTTGTTGGCTCAATACAAAGGAGTAACAATGGAAGATTTTAATAAATTAAAAGAAACTTTACCAAATTATTTAAGAGATAGAGGAAACGCTTTAGCTTTACCTTATAAAGACAGTCAAGGCAGATGGCAGTTTTTAGATTTTAGTTATTTCTTACCTTACAGTATGTTTGCTGGTGCAGTTAAAGATGTCAAAGATTTAAATATTCAAAAATTTTTTACAGATACAGGAATTTTTGGTGCTCCATTATCTCAATTAATTGCAGCAGTTCTTACAAATAAAGATCCTTTTACTCAAAGAGAAATAGTTAATAAATTTGATCCACCAGAAAAAAAAGTTGCTGATACTATGTTTTATTTATACAGAATGTCTGCTCCTACTTGGTTAACAGATATTGGTTTTGCAGGAAAAGTTTTAGAAGTTATTAATAAAGATGTAAATAGATATGGAGATCCTAAAATTACTATGACTCAAACATTAGGAAGATTATTTGGTGTAAACATCTATCCAATAGATCCTAAGAAATCTAGAGCAGAAAATATAAAATTAATGAAAAATGAAATAACTGGAATTAAAGCAAGAAGAACTAGAGTATTAAAAGATAAAAATTTAACTAAAGAAGAATCACAAAAATTAAACGAAAAATATTTAAACATATTAAAAAAAAGAACTGAACAATTAAAAGAATATATTGAAAAATCTAAAATACCTGAAGAATTGGAATAATATGAAATCACAATCACAAAAAAATTCAGAAGACATCATTAAGTTACAAGGAGAATTAAAACTTGTTCACCAAAAGATTGACACTATTAAGGACAATCATTTAGCTCACCTTGATATAAAAGTTAATAATATGTATAAAATGTTATGGGTGATTCTTACAATCAGTCTAGGTGGTCTAATAAACTTAGTCGTAGAACTGCTATCTTAAAAGGTAAAAAAACTTCAAGTAAAGGAACTCATTCTGAGCTTTCTGTTCTTGCACATCTAACAAAAAAAGGTTATTGGGTAGCAAAAAGTTTAGATCCTCATTGTCCTTTTGATATTGTTTCTGTTTCAAAAAATGGTAAAATAGAACTTATAGATGTTAAAACCATTTCTTATCGCAAAAGAAAGAATGGTAAGATTCTAAAAAATAAAACTAAAGGTACTTACAAAGTACATAGAAGTCCTACCAAAGAGCAGAAGAAATTAAACATAAGATTGTGGATGGTAGATTATGAGGAGTAAGCTAAATGAAATTATCAGACAATACATCAGTTGCATTACCAATAAGAAACTTACTTGCAATTGTAGGGGGTGTAGCTATTGCTGTTTGGGCCTACTTTGGCATTATTGAAAGACTTAACAAACTAGAAACAGCAGATCAATTACAACAAAAAGATTTATTAGAAGCTAGTAAGCAATTACCAGTTGACCAAGAACAATTTATGCTTCTTGAATATACTGCAAAGCAATTAGAAAAACATCAACAGCAATTAGATAAGAACATTCATGATGGTTTAATGATTGAGATGCTTGAAAAGGAAGTAGAGAAATTAAAGAAAGACGTTGAAAAGTTAAAGGATCAAACAAGAGACATTAAGTTTGGTAATGGAAATGGAAACTCCCATTAATGCAGGAACATTTCAAGAGTATGATTATACCCTTGAAGATGCAGAATGTGAATGGAAACAAGTAACTGAGTACTGGAGATTAAATGGATCTGATTAGTTTATTAATATTAGTAGCTGTATTATTTTTATATATAGTATGGCAAAACAACAAAGGAATGTAATGATACAAATTGTAATTGCTTTATGTTTATTTAATGCAAGTGGCGAATTGATAGAACATACTTATAAAGACAACTTATCTGATTGCCTTAAATCAAAAAGGGAAATGAGTAGAAATATGGAAGGTTCATTATCTAGCACTATGTGTGGTGAGGTTGAAGCCATCATTCAAATAGATGAGTCAGGCTCTGAACCTAAGACTAGAATAATTCAAATAATTGAAAAAGGTTAGCTAACTTATTTATGAGGTCAAACAATGGCAGACAAATTTTACAAGATGATAGAAAGCATTGCTGCCAGAATAAGTCTTTGGGCTTGGAAAAAAAGAGCTAGAATATTTAGAAAAAACCTAGAAAAACAAAAGAATATAAACAATTGATTGACTTAATAAATATATTTATAAAAGGATATTATGTGGTTTAATTTAATAGGAATGGCACTAAAGACAGGTGCTGAAGTATATAAGAACAAGAAAGAAGCCCAGCAATTAGAGTCTGTAGCTGAAAAAAACTATATGGCTAAGATGGCTGCTGGTGAGATTGAATATCAGAAAGCAGTTATGGATAATCAATCTGGTTACAAAGATGAAATAGTTCTTGCTATTGTTATACTACCTATACTTGTAATTGCTTACTCAGTATTTAGTGGACAGCCAGACGCTAAAGAAAAATTAGATTTATTTTTTGAATACTTTAACAACTTGCCTGATTGGTATGTTTGGCTTACAGTTGGGATATTTGGATCAATCTATGGTTTAAAACCTGGATTAGATTTATTTAAAAAGAAATAATTATGTCTGATAGTAAAAAAGATATTATCTTAGAATATAAAGATCAAATTAGAATACTAAGGGAAGAAGTAGCTGAACTGCAAGACGCAGGTAAGACTAAGGATGCTGCTAATAAAAGGTGCTTACAGAAACTAGAAAATACTGATGAAGACTTAGATAAAGCAAATAAAGAAATAGAAAAATTAAAGAAAGAAATTAAAGAGTTAAAAGAAACAAGTAAACTTATGGCAGAACTTCCATAATGAAGACTGTTATTATAAGTTTAATTTTATTAAATGGTGGTCTTTTAAAAATAGAACTGTATAATAAATCTTGTCATAGATTCTGGGAAGAAAATATAATCCAGCATGAAAGAAAAAAAAGATTGAAGAATGATAATTTAACTTATCATACTTACAAAGGCCAAGAAGTTGTTGGCTATCATTGTTCAGATAAAGAACCAACTTAATATTATGAAATTTTTACTTGTTATACAGATATGTTCAATTGTTTTACAAGAATGTACTCAACCAATTAACATATATCCTTTATATAATTCTCATTATGATTGTGCTACTGCTGGTTTTATTAAAGGCATTTCAACCATAAGAGAATTAGGAGAAGAAAACGTAAACAAAGATAAAATGTTAATAAATTTTTCTTGTAAAGAACTTGCTAACACATAATGTATTGTATAGTTTATAAAGATAAGAAAAGTCCTGATTGGAAATTATTTACAAACGAAGTTTGGATGACCAGAAAAGAAGGTGAAGATTATGCTAAAAGAAATAAATTTTCTAAAAAGCAAGAATGGAAAGTTCTTTGGTATGATAAAAAATATAAGATATGATAATTAAGTTAAGTCCTCATTTCACTTTACAAGAAATGACACATTCAGATACTGCTAAGAAACACAACATATTAAACATTCCTACTGAACCACAAATAAAAAATTTAAAGTTATTATGTAATGAAATTCTTGAACCTTTAAGATCTTATTACGAAGATAGACCTATAGTAATAACTTCAGGGTTTAGAAGTCCAGCATTGTCAGAAAAAATTGGCAGTTCTAGGCAAAGCCAACATTGTCAAGGTCAAGCTTGTGACTTTACAATTCCAGGTTTTGATAATAAAAACGTAGCTAGTCATATAAAAAATAATTTTATATTTGATCAGCTTATATTAGAATACTATCCTCAACCTAATTCTTGGATTCATGTTTCTTTTGTTGAGGGAAATGAAAATAGAAAAGAATCCTTAACTAAAGATAAAGAAGGTTATAAAGTATGGCAATAGACAAATCTAAAATGAAATGCAATTCACCTAGAAGACAAGTTCAAGGCGGCAAAAAATTTGTTGTTAAAGCTTGCAAAGGTGGTATGGAAAAGATAATTAGATTTGGTGACGCTAATATGACAATAAAAAAAAACATTCCTGCAAGACGTAAGTCTTTTAGAGCTAGACATAAATGTGCAACTGCCAAAGATGTCTTTTCTGCTAGATATTGGTCTTGTAAGAAATGGTAACAAAAGGAGAAAACTATGCCAATGGTAGGAAAAAAGAAGTTCGCATATACTAAGAAAGGCAAAGCTGCCGCTAAAAAATATGCAAAGAAATCTGGTAAAAAGATGAAATCTAAATACTAATGTTAACAAACATAATTGCAAAACTAACAGGAGAAATAATTGTGCCACTAACAAAAAAAGGTAAGAAGATGATGAGTTCTATGAAGAAACAATATGGAACTAAAAAAGGCGAATCAGTATTCTATGCTACTGTTCGTAAGAAAAAATTAAAAGGTATGGAGAGGAAGAAAAAGAAATGAAGAAAGGTTATCACAAAACAAAATCTGGCAAGATGGCTAAAAAAGGTTTGTACTACAACATCAATCAACGAAAGAAGAAAGGTGTAAGTAGGAGCAAAAGTAAATCTACAATTTCATCTAAGGCATATAGCCGTATGAAAAGTGGATTTAAAAAAAGTTAGGCGTAGCTTTCTAAAAAGGCTGGGATAGATGGTGGGTAAAAAGAAAACTTGGACTAAGAAAAAACTTAATCTCAAGATAGGCTATTGCTCTGTCTGTAATAAAATTCATTATAATACTTCTAGTGGTTGGATCATAAATGCTGAGAAAAAAGTATTTTGTGAAGACCACAAAGAAAATTCAATTAGCTGCTTTGATAAATACTTACAACCAAAGACACAAACTAAATCAATAATCGATTGGTAAGTGGGTTCAGTTTCAGGCACAAAGGCTTTCGTAAGCCAACCCACATTTAATATTAGGTAGCAATCAGGGAGTTACTGCTTACAGCATTGATTGCCACCAAACATTAACTAGACCAAAACTTCTTAGCTTTTTCTAAGTAAGTAGGATCTAAATCGTTCTTCCAAAAATAATGGCTAAAATCAGGCTGAATGTAGTCTTTAATTACTTTAGGATCATTACTAATCTTAAGTAAATTCTGCCTTACCAAACATTTTTGTCTAAAAGATTCTAATCTTGACATAATCTTTTCAGGCTGTAGGTCCTCACAATTATCCTTATGATAGACCTTAAATTCCTTTTCATTAATGTAGCAAACATAAATGGGTAGTCCTGTTGCATAATAATAAAAATCAGTTTGAGTTAAGTGCATTGGTTCAACGCCATTTTCAGGTAATTTATTAGTAACCCAAGACCTAGTACCATCTTTCTTAACTCTACCTTTTCTTGGAAATTTACATTTGTCCTCAATAATAATCTTGCCTTTTAAGTCTGCATAACCATGTACCGGTATGTTGATGCCTTCAAATATCTTAAAACATTCGATCTCAGGCTTACATTCATCATAACCAGGTATTGTCTTATGAGCTTCATGACCATTGATAATCATTTTCTCAATGATAGTCTTAAAGTAATTAAATGCTTCCCTTTCCTTTTCATGAACAAAGGTGCTATTAATTTTCTGTTCTATTGGTGTAAACATTGTATTCCTCCAAGAATTGTTTGTAATCTTTTTTAAAGAAATTCATAATCTCTAATATCTTAAAGACATCAGTTTTATTAATTCCCTTTTCGTATTTTTGAATTTGTTGAAACGATACGTTAATTGCTTTGGCAACATCTGATTGAGTAAAGCCTTGACCAATCCTTTCTAGCTTTAAACCTCTACCTAACCTTTGATAAAAATTATTTTCTCTTTCTTGAAATAATTGTTTTTCCATTTCATTTCCTTTCATTTGAGACAAAGATAGCCTTAACCCTATTTACAACTATAATGTGTAACAACAATCTAACTAGCTACAAATTGTTGTTTTTGCTTAAGCTCATCAATCTTTTCAGCAATTTTAGGAAGTTTATTTTTATAAGAATGTAACATCCTTTTGTGTTTATACATTCTCTCTAACATCCTTTGTTGCTTCGATTCCAGATCCTTGAGCATCTTTGGTTCTAGCATCATTGTCCATATCGTTGGTTAATTTAATGTTTGACCGAATGAAACGCTTACCAACGATTTCTATTTTAGCGTTGTCATCTGGCATTTTTTGATTATGTGCTGCTTCTGTAGCTTTCTCAACAGTATCAGCTTCAAAAAATTCTGTAAACTTAGCCATAAGTTCAATCATAGTATCTTTTTGTACTTTAGCCATTGATCTCTATGTTTCTCCTATAGCCTTTAATTTTTTTTAATTCATTACGTTTTGCCAATCTATTGACTAAAACAGTAATGGAGTTCTTACTCTTATAATTCAACGCATCAGCCATTTCCTGATAAGTTGGATAATATTTGTTCTTTTTGACATACTTTTTAATAAAATTCAATAGCTTAAGCATTACAGGGGTCATTGGTATATTATTCATTCTCTGCCTCTCTAATCTTCATTTTTCTATTTAATTCATTGTAACCATTAACATCATCATAAGAATCTTTTTTATAATTCTTATTGGTAATGGTTCTCCAAAGTTTTAAATTAATCATAAATATTCCAAATATATTTAATGGAACTTTAACCTTATAACCATTAAATGCAGTTAAAATGCTTTCTAATATGCCTTTCATTGCATAGCTTGTATTGTCAAAACTACCATATTGAGATTGTTTTTCATTAAGTAGCTGCTCTAGTTCTTTCGTTAATTTATTAATGTGACTTACGTTATCTGACATAATTTCCTTCCTTGTCCTTACAATAGTAGTAAAAAACAGCTTCATCCTTGTAAAGAACCTGACTATTATTTTCATCTACTTTAATCATTGACTTAAATATGTTTTCACAATTTCTTAGTGGATCAGTTACAAAAAGGGAGTTTTTAAAAACTGACCCACTAACAAGACAAATTAATATTGTCACCTTCATTAGAAGGGTAATTTGTCCTTTTTAACTCCTGGTTCATTCATATAACCTGAGATATTTGGTTTATCTGATTTATCATTTAACCAAGCTACGATTGCTTTCTTAGCTCCAATCTCAGACCAAGTAATATCACCTGTAAACTTACCATCATCATTCTTAAACATAACGCCTACTTGAGCAAATATTTTTATGAATTTTTTATTTCCATCCTTTGAAGTACCTTTTACTCCTAAGATAGTTCCCTTGTAGCCATTTGATAACTTTGCATTTCCTGAAAAGTCAATCTTAATTGCTCTTTCATCATTTCCATCATAGGGAAACAATACAAAGTCTTTTTCTTTACCAGTTTGATTTGACATTTTGTCCTCCATTTTCTTTTATGTTTTTTTGTTTATTTTCAAATGACTTTTTTATTTGGTCATTTTCTTGCTCCCAATCAGAATAAAGTTTATTCAACTTTGTTTCAGTAGTTTGTTGATTGATCTTATCCTTAATTGAAACTTTTGCTTGGCTTTGTCCTTGACTTAACAAAGCTACAGTTAGCTCATCTGCACTAGCATATTCAGATCCTGCTAATCCAAATGCAGCTATGCAACGACCAAGACTTGATGTTGCAGCGTTCTCTAATGCACTTGTCTTATTAATGAATGATGAGTTTCTCATTTCCTCACTATGACCCACAGCATAAAGTTGATCTGCAATGTAAAGGCTAGTTTTTACAACTACCCTATTGTCATCATGAAATATGATTTCTTCATCAATCCTAGATTCAGGAAAGTATTTCTTTAAGTGTCTATGTCTTTCTGCAACTGTTGAATATTGCTTTCCTTTAATGTTTACTGTTGGGACTTTACTAAGATTTGCAATGCAATCCTTATATCTGTCCTTAAATGAACCCTTATCTGTTTCTTCCTTAATTAAGGGTTTCGATTTCTTCGTTTCCGTCATTTGTTTCCTTTTCTTCTATTGGTTTGTTTTCTAATTCAGCGATCTTATTCTTAAGTTTTTTATTTTCAAATTTAAGATTATTTATTTCTAATCTTAACTTGCCATTTAAAGTTTGATGCGAATCATTAATTCTTCTAGCGTTATCTAAATCCCTCTTTAAATGTTCTAATTGCATTTTCATTGGATTGTATGCTTGATCTACCATTATTTTTTTCCTCTCATTACTTCTTGAATAGTTAATTTATGTACGATTAAATCTTGAAGTGCTTGACCTACATAAGCACCACATATCATTCTTGAGTTAGCAGGTAGTTGTTTCCTTTCAGCAGCAGTTAATACACAATAATCATTAAACCATTGATCTGTAGGTTTATTTAATTGTGAAGGGGATAAATGCGTAGCTGTGAAACAACCACCTTCTTCCTTAGTTAACCATTCCTTTCCTATTTTTATTAACATTGATTTGCTTTTAATGATTTATACAAAATTTGTCAATAGTCTATACAAAATAATTTGCATATTGTTTATTAATGGGTATAAGTATTTAAATGCTAAAATTATTAGATTTATTTAGTGGGATCGGTGGGTTCTCTTTAGGAATGGAAGCTACTAATCGAATCAAAACTATTGCATTTGTAGAAAAGGATAAATTCTGTCAGAAAGTATTAAATAAAAATTTTAAAAACATACCAATTGAGGAGGATATAAGAAATGTCAAAGGATCAAACTATACAGCCGACATTGTTTCAGGAGGATTCCCATGTCAACCATTCAGCGTTGCAGGAAAACGGAGAGGAAAAGATGATGACCGCTACCTCTGGGATGAAACTATTAGAGTTGTTGCCGAAACAAAACCAAAATGGTTTGTTGGAGAAAATGTTGAAGGCATTATTAACATCTCAAATGGTACAGTCTTGCAACAGATACAACAAGACCTGGAAAAAGAGGGTTTCCAAGTCCAATGTCTTGTTATTCCAGCTTCAGGTGTCGGTGCTTGGCATCAAAGAAAAAGAGTCTGGATTATCGGATGTAATGTATCAAACTCCAACAGCAACAGAAATACCAATGAGATCGAAAGAAGCAATGGAGAAAAGGAAAAAGTACAGAGAGAGCATAGGCAGAAAGACAGTTCCACATGGGAATTTATTAGAACAAATTCAAATGATGTACCCAACGCCAACAGCAATGGACCATATAGACAGGAAGGGAATGAGACCAAGCAGAGCAGCAACCAATCGAAAGAGTGGTTATTTATCAGAGATGATAAAAATGTACCCAACACCAACTCAAGACTCAGCTTCGGAGAGAACGAAGAAATACAATCAAGGGGGACTACCTTTACCAGTAGCAGTAAGAATGTACCCAACACCAACTCAGGGAATGTGGAAACAGGATGTGAACGACAACGGAGAGTACGCCAAGAGAGTGAAGGAAAAAGGTCATCAAGTAATGCTACCAACATTCGTCAAACTCTATCCAACTCCAAGAGCTTGCGATATGGAGGGAGGAGTGGTGAAGAATGTGGAAATCAAGGACGGAACTTTCAGCAGAGTAAACAAAAAGGGAGTGAGATTCGGAGTGAAACTCAAGGATGCAGTTCACAAACTTTATCCAACACCAACAGCAAGGGATTACAAGGATGCAGCTTACCAACCGAATTGGAAAGAGAGCAGAGACAAGTCATTACCAAGAGAGATACTGAAAGACAACAAACCTGGTGGGAGGCTCAATCCTCACTTTGTGGAGTTCCTGATGGCATATCCTATGAATTGGACAAAGATAGAACCAACAGAATAAAGGCTTTAGGGAATTCAATAGTGCCATTGATAGCTTATGAAATAGGAAAGGCAATAATTAGTGCGGAAGATCAATCAGATTAAATATAGAAACAAGAAAATTAAAGTTGTTTGGCAGCA